AGCCACCAGTCGGTTCATGAGGCAGGCCGCCGCCGTTTTCCGGGCATAAGAAAAGCCGGATACGTTTTTCGTATCAGGCTGATCTCCCTCGGCGAACATGACCTCATCACAGAAGCCGAGCTCTTTGGCTTTCCAGGCATTCATCCACGTTTCACTGTCCATGAGATGGCTCAGTTTGGTACGGGACTGACCAGTCTTGATCTCGTAGGCGTTGATGATGGATTCCTTTACCTCGTCCAGCAGCTGAATGGCTTTCCGCATTTCCTCGGAATCGCCCATAGCCATTGTGAAGGGATTATGGATCATCATCATGCTGGTAGGACTCATCTGAACACGAGTTCCCGCCATGGCAATCACGCTGGCAGCGCTTGCAGCCATACCGTCGATCTGCACCGTCACATCATGGGGATAGTCCATGAGCATGGTATAGATCTGGCTGGCAGCGAAGCAGTCACCACCGGGGCTGTTAATGTGGAGGGTGATCGGGCCATCCCCGGAGTAAAGCTCCTCCTTGAACATGGCAGGACTGATGGAATCATCAAACCAGCTCTCCTCAGCGATTACGCCTTCCAGATACAGGGTTCGGGTCGCATCTTCGTTTTTGACCCAGTTCCAGAAATGACGCATCAGGTGTTCCTCCTTTTGTCAGTTTTCGTTTCCTCCGTCTGCTGTTTCATGGCAGTGGAGATGTTGATCATGTTGCCGTTGACCAGGTAGGCGTCACCGCCCTGATCAGCCGGTATCGGGTTTTGGTTTTCCAGCGCCCGGATGTCGTTTGCGGACAGCCAGCCATTCTGGCGGCCTATGGCATAGCCTTCCATCCGGGATTTGTAGTCGCCGCGCATCAGGCCGTCGATGTTGAACTGCACGAAAAAGCGCCCTTTCTCCTGATCAGAGAGAAGAGCGCGGTTCATTGCCTGTTCGATTCGTACAAGCCAGGGGCGAATGGTGTGAACAGCAAAGTCAATGCTCTGGTGTTCAATATTGGAGAAGGTCGCGTGCTCCAGATTGCCTACGAGGTGAGGCGGCACCCTGTAGATCCGGCAAATCTCATCCACCTGAAACTTGCGGGTCTCCAGAAACTGCGCTTCATTGTTCGGGATGGCAATCGGCTCAAACTTCATGCCTTCTTCCAGTATGGCCACACGGTTGCTGTTGGAAGATCCGCCGTATGCGCTGTTCCAGCTTTCCCGGAGCGCCTTCGGATTCTTCACGGTATTCGGATGCGTCAGGATGCCGGAGGGCCGTGCCCCGTTGGAGAAGAACTTACTGCCGTATTCCTCGGAAGCGATCCCAAGGCCGATGGCGTTTTTCTCCAGCGCGATGGGGCTGTACCCCATAACCCCGTCAAACCCAAGACCGGGAATGTGAAGAACATCCCGGGGCTTCATCACAACCGTCTTTCCGTCGCTGGTGGTATAGGTGTATGTCAGGTTTCCCTTGCTGTCACGATCCACATCCATGTGATCCGGAAGCAGAGGATACAAGGCGATGACGGTGTTCTTTCCGCTGCGGATAATCTGGCTGTAGCTATTGCCGTACAGAAGCAGGTGTGCCAGCATTACCTCACGGAAAACGAAGGATGTCATTTCGCTGTTCGGCTCGTCATGAAGGAGCCTGTACAGCGGATGGTCTGTTGCTTTCTCGTTTCCGTCATTGACTGTCTCGTATATTCCCAGCGGCAAGCTGGCGACCGTTTCAGAAATTACCCTGACACAGGCGTAAACCGTGGAAAGCTGAATAGCGCTCTGCACCGTCACGGATTTCCCGGAACCGCTGGTACCGAAGTAGAAAACCGGCGCGGCACTGACGCTGTCCTGGGGCTTGTCACGTGCACGGAAAAGACCGGAAAAAGGATTCTTCATTCTGTTTCCTCCAAAAAGAAAAGCCGTCCGGCTGCCCGGATGGCTCTCTGCATTTTTCCACGATACCATTATACATGAGATTTTCCCATGAATCGTCCCGCTATTTGGACAATTTGCGGTGGCAGACAGTCCTGACCTGCGGTATAATGTGGTCTGCCTTCGCGGCCTTTGTAGGATTAACTTTTGATTTTGTCGGCTATAACAATCAAGAGTCATGGAGGAAGTATTCAATGCGTCCAATAATCAAGGATGATTTTTTGCGCGTTTTTCATTCTCTCGGACTGGAGAAGGGACATACGCTGATGGTTCATACATCATTGTCGAAATTCGGATATGTGTGCGGCGGCGCCCAAACTGTCATTGAGGCTCTTCTTGAAACGGTCGGTGAAGAGGGTACGGTTATGATGCCGACACAGTCGTGGAAGAATCTCGACCCCGAAGACGGAGTCCATTGGGACGTTGCAGAAGAATACTGGCAAATGATCCGGGATCATTGGCCTGCATACGACAAGCGTATTACACCTACCAATACGATGGGATCTGTAGCTGAAATGTTTCGTTCCTGGCCCGGCGCTGTTCGGAGCGATCACCCCGCAAGATCGGTAGCAGCCTGGGGAAAGCACGCTGAGTATCTTGTTTCCGGTCATGATTTTTCCAACATTTTCGGAGACGGCTCCCCCATTGGAAAACTATACGAATTGGACGGCGACGTATTGCTTCTCGGCGTTGGTTATGACAAGAACACTTCGCTCCACCTCGCTGATACACGCGCTGCCTACCCCGGCAAGCACAACTGCGTTGAACACAGCGCCATTATGGAAAACGAAAAACGTGTCTGGAAAGCATATGAAACGCTCTTCGTTGACGGCGAAGATTTTGAACAGATTGGAACGGCATTTGAACAGGCATGCACTGTCAGACATGGTAAACTTGGAAATGCTGAACTTCGCCTGATGAAGCAGCGAGAGCTTGTGGATTTTGCAACTGACTGGATTCAGCATAACAGAACATAATGAGATCCCGGATAAATCGAAATATATTTTGATTTTCCTGCCCATCGGTATGGAGGAAACAGATTTGCAGGATATTTCGTTTATATCAGTGGAATCCATGAAAAGGAATTGAAGCTGATGAAAAAGCATTTTGCGATCGCAATTCTATTCATATTGGTTTTTGCTGTCTCTATAAGTACAGTCCTGGCAGAAACACCGATCACTCAGTCTTTCGATACCATTGGCAGTATTGTGACTTTTGGCCGCTATGAGCAGGACGGCGACAAAGAGAACGGTCCTGAGGAAATTGAGTGGGTTGTGCTGGATGTGCAGGATGGAAAGGCCTTGCTGCTGAGCAAATACGGGCTGGAAGCGAAGCCGTACAATACGGAATATACAGATGTTACATGGGAAACCTGCACGCTGCGTGCCTGGCTGAACAGCGATTTCCTGAATAAGGCATTCAGCGCGGAAGAACAATCCGCCATCCTGACCACCACGGTGGACAACAGCTCCAGCCAGGGTTACAACGATTTGAATTCGATCGATGGGAACAATACGCAGGATAAAATCTTCCTGCTGAGCTATGCGGAGGCGAACCGGTACCTCAGTGTAAAATACTGGAAAGAGGACGACGGCAATAACACAAAATCCCGCGTTGCGCCTACAGATTACGCCATCGAAACCGGCGCATACAGCACTGACATTTACCAGACGGCAGACGGAAAGCCGGCAGGGTGGTGGTGGCTTCGGATGCCCGGCCTCAGTAATTTCGACGCCCCGTACGTGCACAACGGCGGCTCGCTCTACTACGAAGCTGTCTTCCGCGACTATGGTGTTGTCCGCCCCGCTTTCTGGCTGAATCTGTATGCTGCAGACGAAAAAGGCGGAGATACAACCGTAAAGATTCACGGCATCGTATATTACAACACGAAAAAAGTCATTCCGGTTGAACCTGAAGAGAGTGCTATTGTAAACGAGGAACTTCCAATAAATGGAAGTATGACTGATAAAAAAATAACTGCATATGCGTTCATAAACGATGAACAATCGGATGATATTCTGGTGTGCCTTATTGATGGAGAGTGGTATCAGTTTCTGGCTACAGAACGAGTAGGACAACCTTGAGTATTCGCCCGACGTGCTGGAAATATTTTTTTGGTTTATTGAGCAAATTATGGAATGAAATCTCGGAAGATATTTTAACAAGAAGGTAACCGGAAGAAGGCATCACAGCCCACTTCCGGTTTTCTTATCATGGCACTCTTTGCAGAGAGATTCCCAGTTCGTCTGATCCCAGAACAGCCGCTGGTCTCCCCGGTGCGGAATGATATGATCCACAACGGTCGCCGGGACTATTTTCCCCTCTGCTTGACAGAAAGCACAGAGTGGATGCTGCTTTAGGAACAATGCCCGGGCCTCACGCCAGCGGGCATCATACCCACGGGCGGAGGCACCGCCGCGCATACGGTCATCACTGTACATCTGGTGATCCTTACAGAACACCTGGCCCTGTTCGCAGAACCCGGGACACCCCGGGTAGCGGCAGGGCCTCTTCGGCTTTTGGGGCATTTCGGCACCTCCATTCAGATAATCAAAAAGCCCCGGTCGTCATATACCGAAGCTCCGCTGTTGGCGTTTTTCAGCGCCCGATCCAGCGCCATGACCAGTGCCACAGCGCCATCGACTTTTTCCGTGGATTTTTCCTTGTCGATTTTCAGGTTTCCGGCAGGGTCTGTCCGCACAAAGGCGTTGTCCATGTTCCACCGGAGAACCGGATGCCCGCCATGGTTCAGCTTCCGCTCCAATACCAGGCGCATCAGTTCTTTCGTCGGCGGACTCATATCCCGATATCCCTGTCCGAAGGGAACCATCGTGAAACCGTCATCCTCAAGGGTCTGCACCATCATGGTCGCGTTCCAGCGGTCATAAGCGATTTCCCGGATGTTGAACCGTTCCCCGAGCTGCAGGATAAACTGTTCGATCGCGGCATAGTGAACGACATTGCCTTCAGTGGTATGGATGAAACCCTGCCGTTCCCATTTGTCATACATGACATGATCCCGGCGGACGCGCAGCTGCAGTGTTTCTTCCGGGAGCCAGAAATGCGGAACAATAATGTACTGCTCCTCCTCATCCCGTGGTGGGAATACAAGCACCATCGCGGTCAAGTCACTGGTGCTGGAAAGGTCGAGTCCCGCATAGCAGGGTCGGCCTTCCAGTTCATACTCATTGACAACACCGCCGCAGTCATCCCATTTATCCATCGGCATCCAGCGAACGGACTGCTTCACCCACTGGTTCAGACGGAGCTGCCGGAACATGTTCTCGTCGGCAGGGGTTTCCTGTGCTTTGCGGAATGCGTCCCTAACCTTGTCGATAGTGATCGTCTGATCCAGAGAGGGATTTGCCTTGTACCAGTTCTTTTCATCCGTCCAGTCAGCGTCATCCGGCAAGCCGAAGACCACCGGGTAGAATCGGGGATCAGCCTTCCGGCCTTCGAGGATATCAATGGCTTTCTGGTGAACTTCCCAGCAGATGCTGTTCCGATCCGTTCCGGCGGTTGTCAGGAAAAACCACAGAGGCTGTTTCCGGGCATCGCCGCTGCCCTGCGTCATGACATCATACAGGGCACGATTTGGCTGTGTATGCAGTTCGTCAAAGATGCAGGCGCTGACATTCAGGCCATGCTTCGTTGCCACCTCGCTGGAAAGCACCTGGTAGATACTGCCGGTCGGCTGGTAGACCATCCGCTTCGTGGAAGGTATGATCTTGATCCGTTTACTCAGCGCTGGAGACTGTTTCACCATGTCCACGGCAACATCAAAAACGATAGCCGCCTGCTGGCGGTCTGACGCGCAGGAGTAAACCTCCGCACGCCATTCATCGTCGTTGCAGAGCATGTTCAGGGCTATGGCAGCGCCGAGCTCACTCTTGCCCTGCTTCTTCGGGATCTCGATGTACGCAGTGGTGTATTGCCGGATGGACGGATCTTCATCACGGACAGTGCCGAATACATCCCGGATGATCTTTTCCTGCCATGGGAGCAGCTTGAAAGGTTGACCGTGGAATTCTCCTTTTGTATGTTTCAGGCACTCAATGAACTGAATGACTCGGCGAGCCTTTTCCTCACTTTGCATCCTGCCAGCCTCCCCTCAGAACAGATTCCATCGGATCATCCGTATCGGCCTTGTCGCCATTCTGGGCATAGAGCCGCGCACGGCTGGCCGGGGTCAGGCCGAACTCCGAGCAGAAGGACTGCATGATCTTCAGGTTCTGCTGGGCAATGGATACCTGGGGAACCTGCTGTACATAACCGCTGGGAGTTTTGAAGATCGTCCCGTGCTGGGACAGGAACTCTTCAGCCTCCCGCCAACGGGCATAAGCCTGACAGTAACCGGCGAAAGCTTCCATGTCATGTTCTGTCAGGATCCCCATGGCAATCAGGGATGGAGCCAGACGCTTCCATTCCTTTTTCGCTTCCGGCATCAGCCAAGCGGGGCATTTTACGTTCTCCTGCGGTGGCGTAGGCTCTTCTTTATTGATCGGCCTGCGGCCTTTTCCCCGGTCGCCTTCCAGTACCTTCAAGGCAGTAGGCAGTGGTTTTCTACCTTTGGTCGCCATCTGGTTTCACCTCCTCTCCGTGAAATTGTGTGTTTTTACGCACCTGTGACCGCGTCACTGTAGGGTATTGCGTGTCCGTCCCGGAGCACTGTGATCTCCTGATCCGGGTAGTCCTGGTGGAAGCGTTCCACTATGACTGTTGCGTACTTCGGGTCCAGTTCCATCGTTCGGCAGATCCGGTCGGTCTGCTCACAGGCAATCAAGGTAGAGCCGCTGCCGCCGAACAGATCCATCACCACAGCGTTCGGAGCACTGCTGTTCTTGATCGGATAACAGAGCAGCGGGATCGGCTTCATAGTCGGGTGGTCTGCGCTCTTCTTCGGCTTGTCAAAGTTCCAGATCGTGGACTGTTTCCGGTCCGCGAACCACTTATGCTTTCCGTTGGGAAGCCAGCCGTAGAGCACGGGTTCATGCTGCCATTGGTATGGCGACCGTCCCAGTACCAGGCTGTTCTTCACCCAGATGCATACCCCGGAAATATGAAAACCGGACTCTTTGAAAGCCCGGCGAAAGTTCAGCCCTTCGGTGTCGGCATGGAATACATAAGCGCTCCCACCCTCTGCCATGTGGGCAGCCATGTTCTTGAAGGCTGCCAGCAGGAAGGTGAAAAACTGTTCATCTGCCATGCTGTCATTCTGGATCTTCTTTCCGTCTGCGGATTCATAAGCGACATTGTAAGGCGGGTCTGTTACGACCAGGTTAGCTTTGATGCCTTCCATGAGCATATCCACCGCATCCGGATCAGTGCTGTCACCGCACATCATCCGGTGCCTGCCCAGCGTCCATACATCACCGGGCTGTACATATGGGGTGATGGTTTCCGGGTCGAGGTCACAGTCATCATCGTGGGTTTCTTTGTCATGAACTTTGCTGAAAAGGTCATCCACTTCTGCGGCGTCAAACCCGGTCGCGCCAAGATCATATCCGGATGCCTGCAGGTCTTTCAGCAGATCAGCGAGGGCTACGGGTTCCCAGTCGCCGGTAGCCTTGTTCAGGGCGATATTGAGCGCCTTTTCATCCTCTGGCTTCTCGATATGAACCACAACGCAGTCTACCTCAGTCGCGCCTTCAGCCTTGAGCACCTTGTAGCGCTGGTGACCACCGACAATGTTGCCTGTCACCTCGTTCCAGACGATCGGATCGCAGTACCCAAAATCATGCAGGCTGCGCTTGATCTTCTCATACGCAGGATCACCGGGCTGCAGGTCTTTCCGGGGGTTGTATTTCGCGGGTTTCAGCTGGTCGATCGGCAGCCTCCGCATATCCAGGGTCGTATTCATGGGTTCCTCCTTCACCGCCTTCGGGCGGCTTTTTTATTCCCGGGGCAGGGCTAATACCCCCGGCCCCCAATTTGTCGGAAATTCGCGCGTGACTGGGGCGCGGTCGCCGCCAGGCACACTAAGGGATCTGACCACCCCCTCCCCGGGCACAGCTCGGGC